AAATCAACCTACACCATTTAAAGATATACCCTTACCTGGTGATAAGTTATCTTACGATCCTTTATCAATGACATTTCTTGTTGATGAGAATTTAGAGAACTTTCAGGAGATACACGGTTGGTTAGTAGGATTAGGGTTTCCACGAGATCGTGCAGAATTTAGAAACTTATTGTCATCAGGTGATGATAGATTTCCTGCAAAAAATCAAAGTATAAGTACAGAGATAGGAAAGACAAAATATGGAACACCTAATACTGGTGGTTTATATTCTGATGCTACACTTACAATATTAACAAGTAAAAACAATCCACAATTAGAAGTAAGATTTAGAGATGTATATCCAACTGCGTTGACGGGTTTGACATACTCTCAACAAGCGACCGATGTGGACTATTTAACAGCAACTGTATCATTTAACTACTTAATATACGATTTTGCGAGTGTAGGCGCCTCTACAGCGTCAGTAACCACGTCTTAATCTTTACTTTTTAAGTAATTTGTGATATACTATATAGATTATGACTTTAGAAGAATTACAAGAAGCGATTGACAAAGATTTAAAAATTAATGATACTGAATTAGATTTAGAATCTTTAAAGACACCTCAATTACATAACAAATATTTAAAACACTTAAACAATTTTAGATTGTTGTTAAGTCGTACAGAAACTGACTATGCAACAATGAAAAGAGAAAAGTGGGAATACTATACTGGTAAAGCGCCAGCAGAAGTATATGCATTGAAACCTTTTGATTTAAAAATACTTAAAACAGATATTGACAAATACCTTGAGTCAGATAATGATTTACAAAAGTTAAAACAAAAAGTAGATTATTTACAAACAACTGTTGACTACTTGGATAAAACAATTAGACAAATATCAAATCGTGGTTTCACTATTAAAAACGCAATTGATTGGCGTAAGTTTACTAGTGGAGCTATTTAATGTTTTTAAGCTCCGTTCATTATATTAAAGAAGAAGCCTTTAGTAAATCGTTTTGTGAAGACATTATAAAACAAGGCGATGCTCAAAAATTAGAACTAGCGAAAATACAAGACGGTAATCAATTAAATCGTAAGTCACACGTTACTTGGATAAATGATAATAGTTTAATAGAAAAAATAACTCCTGTTATAAATGAAGCAAATGAAAAGTCACAATGGAACTTTTTATTAAGAGAGTTTGAACCTTTACAATATACAATTTATAATATAAGAGATCACTATGATTGGCATATTGATACACACTTTAAAAAATATAATAATAATCTAATACGTAAATTAAGTTTTACTATTTGTTTAAATGATAATTATGAAGGTGGTTTTTTTGAGATATGTTTACCTCACCCTAATTATAGTAAACATAAAAATTTTAGATTTAAAAAAGTATTTAAACAAGGTACTATTATAGTATTTCCCTCACATCTTTGGCATAAAGTTTATCCTGTAACTTTAGGTACTCGTAAGGTACTCGTTGGTTGGGTTGTAGGTAAACCTTTTGTATAAGTATTTCAATGACTATAACCAGATATTTAATTATAGATAAAAAGAATGAAGTCTATCTAAAAATAGAAGCAGATGCTGATATTCGTAGAGAACTCGGTGAATATTTTACATTTGAAGTACCTGGTTTTAAATTTATGCCTCAATATCGTAATAGAGTTTGGGACGGTAAAATAAGATTATTTTCATACGCAACAGGTCAAATCTATACTGGGTTATATCCTTATATATTAGATTGGTGTAAGAAAAATGATGTACAAGTTGTTGATGGTACAAAGATAAAAGATACAAAAATTGATGATAAGAAATTAGAACAATTTTTAAAGGCGTTGAAAATACCATTAGAGATTAGAGATTATCAAATAGAAGCCTTTAGACATTCCATAGAAAAAAGTAGATGTTTATTACTATCACCTACTGCATCAGGTAAATCACTTATTATATATTTAATGTTAATCTTTAATTTGTTAAGATTAAAAGATACAAAACAAGATAAAATATTAATTATAGTACCTACCACATCATTAGTAGAACAGTTATTTAAAGACTTTAAGGACTATGGTTATAATAGTGATCGTAATATTCATAGAATATATCAAGGCCACGATAAAGATACAAATAAAAGAGTTATAATCTCTACTTGGCAATCAATCTATAATCTACCAAAGAAATGGTTTAAAGATTTTGGTATGATAATTGGTGACGAAGCGCATTTATTTAAAGCAGTTTCATTAACAAAGATATTAACTAAATTAGAAGATTGTAAATATAGAGTTGGTCTTACAGGAACATTAGACGGAACTAAAACCCATAAACTGGTATTAGAAGGTTTGTTTGGCACTGTAAATAAAGTTGTATCTACAAGCGAATTACAAGAAAGAAAGCAACTTGCTGATTTAAAGATTATTTGTTTAATATTACAACACGATAAAGAGGCACGTCATTTTTTAAAAGATAAAAGTTACCAAGAAGAAATGGATTATCTTGTTTCAAATACTAAACGAAATAAATATATAAGGAATCTTTGTCTTTCTTTACAAGGCAATTCTTTATGTTTATTTCAATACGTTGAAAAACACGGTGAGATTCTTAAAGGGTTAATAGAAGAAAAAGCACAAGACAGAAAAGTGTTTTTTGTTCACGGAGGAGTAGAAGCCGATGAAAGAGAAGACATTAGAGCGATTACTGAGAAATCGGACAACGCTATTATTATTGCTAGTTACGGTACTTTTTCTACTGGGATTAATATTCGCAATCTACACAATATCGTTTTTGCTAGTCCTTCAAAGTCTAGGATACGTAATCTCCAAAGTATTGGCCGTGGTCTTCGGTTAAAAGATAATAAATCTTCTGCAACCTTATATGATATAGCCGATGATGTTTCTTATAATGAAAAAGAAAATTATACACTTCAGCACTTTAAAGAAAGAATAAATATTTACAATGAAGAAGATTTTAATTATGAAATACATAACATAGAGTTAATCAATGCATCAAAACAATGACAATCCTATAAAGATTATCAAGCTAATTAATGGCGATGATATTGTTTGTATCTTACCAAAAGATCAATTGGCTGAAAAATCTAATTTAATTAGATTAGATAGACCTTTACAAATCAAGTACGTACCTCAGTTAACACCTCAAGGATTTAGAGATTATATTGCATTGATTAAATGGACAGGTTATTCAAAAGACAAAATTATAACTATTCCAAAAGACAAGATTATGACAATAACAAATGCTGGTGAAAGTATGATTAATAGTTACTTTCATATAGTAAAAGACTATGATAAAGAAAATTTGAAAACTATTGACGCCTCTGATAAGTATAAAAAACATAAACTTTCAGATGCTGAAAATAAAAAAATAAATGAAATATTTGATAATTTTGGTGATTTAGAAGATGAAGATATTACTATTCATTAGTAAAAAGCTAGCTAGTATTCCTCTGCCATCGCTGACAAGCTCAATTATACATATTTTTTTCAAAAAGTCAACGCTAATATAGATATGAAAAAACGGCAAAATAAGTTACAACAAAATTATACTGCGATCATACCAAAGAGGGCTGCAAGAGGTATAATATTGAAAGTTGAAGACCTTTGTGACTTAATAAAAAAATTCATTTATAAGGGCTCAAAACATTGACTTTTTAGGTAAGTTGTAGTATATTAATATTATGAATACAAAAACAAAAAAAGAGCATTACGTAAACAACAAAGAGTTTTTGGAAGGTATGAAAGCCTACAAGAAACGTTGTAGAGAAGCAAAAAAAGCTGGTAAAATAAAACCTCCAGTTGACGATTATTTAGGTAGTTGTTTTTTAAAAATTGCGAATCATTTGTCTTATAGACCAAACTTTATTAATTACACGTTTAGAGATGATATGATATCTGATGGTATAGAAAACTGTTTACAATACCTTGATAATTTCAATCCTGCTAAATCAAATAATCCCTTTGCATATTTCACACAAATTATCTATTATGCTTTTGTAAGAAGAATACAAAAAGAAAAAAAACAAACAACAATTAAACAAAAATTAATACTAGATAATAACTATGATGATATGGCACTTCAACCAGGTGAAGATAGAGAGTTTACAAATCAGTTTAGAGAATTTTTACAAAAGAATACCAGAGTAGAAGAACCCATTAAGAAACAAGTCAAAAAAACAAAAAAAGTCAAAAAAAGAAGTTCATCTAGTCTATTTTAGTTTATGAAAATTGCATTATTGAATGATACGCACTTTGGTGCGAGAAATGATAGTCCCGCTTTTTTAGAATACTTTATGCAATTCTATAATGAGCAATTCTTTCCCTACCTAGAAGAAAATAATATTAAAACACTAATACATTTAGGCGATGTAACAGATAGAAGAAAGTTTATCAATTTTAAAACGGCGCATGCGTTTAGACAAAAATTTATGAAACGTTTGTGGGAAATGAAAGTTGACACACACATTATTGTTGGTAACCACGATACTTATTTTAAAAATACAAATGAAGTAAACTCTGTTTCAGAATTATGTACAACCTATGACGGTATAAACGAACCTTGGATTTATACAGGTCCTAAAGAAGTTGAGATAGGTGGTTGTCGTATGTTATTTTTACCTTGGATATGTGATGATAACTATGAAGAATCAATATACGCAATAGATCACGCAACCGCAGATATCTGTATGGGTCATTTAGAGATTAAAGGTTTTGAAATGCAAAAAGGTATAATGAATGAACAAGGATTAGAAAAATCTCAATTTAAAAGATTTGAAAAAGTTATATCTGGTCACTTTCATAAAAAGTCAGATGACGGACACATTTACTATCTTGGCGCTCAGTATGAAATGACTTGGTCAGATTATAAAGACCCAAAAGGTTTTCATATTTTTGATACAGAAACAAGAGAATTAGAAAGAATACCCAATCCACGTAGAATACACAAAAAAATATTATACAATGATAAAGAAAATGATTATACAAATTTAGACTTAAGCCACTATGATAAATCATTTTTAAAAGTATTTGTAACAAACAAAACAAACGAAAGTATGTTTAATACACTATTAGATAAGTTACACAATAAGATAAATGCGTATGAGGTTATGGTAATTGAAGACTTAAACACTGATCTAGGCGCAAGTGTAAGGGAAGACATATTAGAACAGGGTGAAGATACATTAACCTTTTTAGGAAACTATGTAGATCAAGCAGATACAGAATTAGATAGACAAAAACTTAAAACTCATTTAAAAGAGTTATATGTGGAAGCAAGTGAAAGATGATAATATTTAAAAAGATACGTTGGAAAAACTTTTTATCTACTGGTAATACTTTTATAGAGATAGATTTAAACAAATCTCAAACTACATTAATCATAGGACCAAATGGTTCTGGTAAATCAACATTGTTAGACGCATTATGTTTTTCTTTATTTAATAGACCCTTTCGAAACATTAAAAAAGAACAAATGGTTAATACAATTAATAGTAACGATACTATTGTTGAATTAGAATTTACAACAGGTACAAAATATTATAAAATAAGACGTGGTGTTAAACCTACTATATTTGAAATTTATTGTGACGGTGTATTATTAAACCAAGAAGCCTCAAGTGTAGATTATCAAAATATACTAGAAGATCAAATACTTAAATTAAATTATAGAGCATTTAAACAAGTAATTACATTAGGGTCTTCATCATATCAACCATTTATGCAGATGAAACCTCGTTATAGACGAGAGGTTGTAGAAGAAATATTAGATATAAGAGTATTAACTCATATGGATATATTAACTAGAAATCAACAAACTGATTTAACATCAAAGATAACAGAAGCAAGACATCAGTGTGATATTGTACAATCAAAGTATGATTTGGAATATAAACATTTACAAGAGTTAAAAAATAGAAGTTTAGACGATATTGATTTAAAGAAAAATAATTTAGAAAAGAACACAAATGCTCAAAGAGAATATTTAGAGAAAATACGACAATTAGATAACGACTATAATCAATTACAAGATAATATAAAAGACAAAGAGATAGTTGAGAAGAAATTAAAAGAATTGTCTAAATTAGAAACAAAGATTGAAACAAATCTAAAAAGCCACGAAAGAAGTTTAAAGTTTTTTGAAGAAAATGATTCGTGTCCGACTTGTACTCAAAAATTAGAACCAAAATTTAGAGGTGAAAAACGTGTTTTTGAAAAAGGGAAAATACTTACTTTAAATGACGGAATGAAAAAATTAGTAGAAGAAATAACAAAAACAGAAGATAAACTAACGAACATTGACAAAATCTCAAAAAAGATGTATGATATACAAATTGAGATGTCAAAGATTAATACATCAATAGAGGGACTTAAAAATCATAGTGATGGTTTACATAATGAGATTGTGCTGTTAGAGAATAGAGATAAAGATACAACAACCATTGAAAAAGAATTAGAAGATTTTAAACAAGAATTAGAAAAAACAAAGATAGAGTTAGACAAGGTTATAGAGAAAAAGAAATACGTAGATGTTATAAGAGAGATACTTTCTGATAGAGGCGCAAAGGCAAAGATTATTAAAAAGTATCTACCTATTATGAATACACTTATAAATCAATATTTACAATCTATGGATTTCTTTATATCGTTTCATTTAGATGAGGAGTTTAATGAAACAGTTAAAAGTAGATTTAGAGATACTTTTGATTATAATAGTTTTAGTGAGGGCGAAAAAATGAGAATAGATTTAGCGTTAGTATTTACTTGGCGTGCCATTGCTAAAATGAAAAATAGTACCAATACAAATTTAATGATACTTGATGAGATATTTGATTCAAGTTTAGATGGTCAAGGTACAGATGACTTCTTTAAAATTATTAAACAAATGACAAATGAAAATATCTTTATTATATCTCATAAAGGTGATATACTATTTGATAAGTTTACAAATATAATAAAGTTCGAAAAAGAACATAACTTTACGAGGTTACAAAATGTCTAAAGAATTAAAACTAATACCACCTACTGATCCGAGAGTATTAACAGCAATCGCACCCTTTAAAGAAGATATGTTAAAGGAAGAAGGATTTAAAGATAGAAAAGAATTATCTGATAAGATGTTCGAAGCAATGTTTAAGTATGGAGGCATTGGGTTATCAGCAAATCAAGTTGGTCTACCTTTTAATATGTTTGTTATGGGTGGACACCCTCAATTAGAAAAAGGTTTAAAGATGACTTGTTTTAATCCTATGATTATATCAAGTAGTGAAGAAACTGTTGTGATGAAAGAGGGTTGTTTAACTTTTCCTTTTGTATGGTTATCTATTACAAGACCTAGAAAAGTAGTAGTTAAATATGAAGATGAAAATGGCGAATTAAAAGAAGGTCATTTAGACGGAATGATGAGTCGTATCTTTCAACACGAATACGATCATATGTTAGGTAGAGTATTTACAGAATACGCAAGTAAGATGAAATTAGATTTGGCTTATAAAAAGGCTGAAAAGCAAATGGATAGAATGAGAAAGTTACAAGGTAAATAATGAGTTATAAACCTTATCACTTAAAAGATGTTATAGACAATTCAAATAAAGAGTTGTTTACTGTTATATCTACTTTCGCTGGTGGCGGTGGTAGTTCAACAGGTTATAGACTAGCAGGTGGTAAGATATTATGTGTAAATGAATTTGTAGAGGCCGCAGTAGAAACTTATAAGGCAAATTACCCCAATACACCAGTTCTACCAAATGATATTAAAGAATTAAAAGGTGAAGACTTTTTAAAGGCCGCTGGTATTCAAAAAGGTGAGTTAGATATATTAGATGGTTCGCCACCTTGTTCTGCGTTTAGTGTAGCAGGTAAAAGAGAAAAGGGCTGGGATCAGGAAAAGATATATTCAGATGGTAAGAAAGTACAAAACATAGAAGACTTATTTTTTGAGTTTATAAGAGTTGCCAAAGACATACAACCTAAAGTTATCATTGGTGAGAACGTTGCTGGTATTACAATGGGTGAAGCAAAAGAATACTTTAATAGAATTGTAAATGAATTTGGTAATATAGGATACGAGGCAGTAGGTAAAGTATTAAATGCTGCTGACTTTGAAACACCACAGGCAAGAGAGAGATGTTTCTTTGTTGCTATAAGAAATGATATAATGGATAAAGTAGGATTAAACTTTATGACACTAGAAAGTGAAGTATACCCAGAGCCAGTAACACCTAAACATATATCTGTAAAAGAAGCAATAGATGATGTAAAAAGTGACCCTGAACAAGAAAAAGAATTATTTGAATATGTACAAGGGGGATTTCAAAAGAAATGGATTGAGTTATTAGAGTTCAATCCTAAAAGACATAGAAAACCAAGTGACCCTGACTTTATAGACATAAATCCAAAACGATCTATGTTTAATATGATAAGACCTTGTCCTGATCTACCTTGTCCTACATTGACACAAAGAGGCCAACAAAAATCAGTATCAGGCGTATTTCATTATAATAAAAATAGAAAGTTTACGATACCTGAATTAATTAGAATAATGGGTTTACCTGAAGACTATAATCTACAAGGTAACTTTGATAAACAAGCAGAAAGAATAGGGCGTATGGTTGCCCCTTTAATGATGAAGAATCTATCGACTCATATATACAATAAAGTAATAAAACCATTAAAATAGAACAAAACCAGAACATCTATATAATAAAGTTATTGATTTTACTAGGTTTTTTTAACCTTGACATTTTAATCAAAACCTTGTAGCTTAGCTATATGACTACACAAATTAATATAGATCAAAAATCTCAACTGGCGAAATTAATCGCTACAGAAAATATTGAAGTTCAACATAACAATGTAAAAACTGCATCGTTTGATGTTAAGAACAGAATTTTAACTCTCCCTATTTTTAAAGTACAAAGTAAAGACGTGTATGATATGTTAATCGCACACGAATGTGCTCACGCTTTATTTACACCTGAAAATGGTTGGAAAGAAATCGCAGATGATAATGAATTAAGATCATACTGTAATGTGTTAGAAGATTGTAGAATTGATAGAATGATACAATCAAAATATCCAGGTGTAGTTAGAAATTATCTTAATGGTTATGATATTTTACAAAACCAAGACTTCTTTGGTATCTTTGGTAAAGACATTAACAAAGATTTAATGTTAATTGATAAAATTAATTTATATTACAAATCTTCAAAAAGACTACCTTTTATATTTGATAATTTAGATAAAACTTGGTTAACTAAAGTTGACGCTCTTAATACTTGGGAAGACGTTGTTAAGTTAGCAAAAGAAATGTTAAATTGGCAAAAGAAACAAATTGAGAAGTTAAAAAAATTACCTGATTTTGACGAATTGTCTTTAGTTGATAGTTACAATTTAAATGATGATGATTCCGATAATTCAAAAATAGAAATAGATGTATCACAAAATAATCAAGGTGATAAAAAAGATACTTTAGAATCAAAAGATACTAATGTTGAAGATACAAAAGAAACTAAAAATAATGATGATAATAATAAAAAACAAAATCCAGTAGGTACAGGTAAAGGTCCTATCGGTGGGGGTTCTGGTAAGTTAATCGCTATTACAGATCAAGTTTTTGAGTCTAAAAAAGAACAGTTATTAGATACAGAAACAAAAATTGCTTATATGAAATTACCTGAGCCTAATTATAATAATTGTATAATTTCATATAAAACATTTTTAAGTGACTTTAAAAAACATATTATTGAAGAAAGTAAAAAATGGCCTTCTTCATTAAGATATGCTCAATGGGTAAAAGGTGATTTTAATAAATTTAAAAACGATAACAAAAAAACAGTTATGTATCTTGTTAAAGAATTTGAAATGAAAAAAGCAGCAACTGCTTACAAAAGGGCATCAACAGATAAGACTGGCGTTATTGATCCACTTAAATTACCTAGTTACAAATATTCAGATGATATATTTAAAAGATTGACTATTGTACCAAATGCCAAAAATCACGGTATGATGATGTTATTAGATTGGTCAGGTTCAATGTGTGATGTATTAAAAAACACAGTAGATCAATTAATCAATTTAGTTTACTTCTGTCAAAAAATTCAAATTCCTTATGAAGTTTATCTATTTACTTCTGAAAGTAATAGATATGCTAATGGTGAAGAAGATTTGAAAAAAACAGCATTTAAATATAAACACGGTGATATGGCTTTAGATGATTTTGGTTTAGTTAATATCGCATCTCACAAAATGAAAAAAACAGAATTAGATGAGTCTATGATGTATCTTTATTCAATGGGTTTATATTATGGTGATAGATATAGAAGATATGTTCCTAATGCAGATCAGTATATTATGGGTGATAACTATGGTATGCCTTACAAATATAATTTAGGTAATACACCTTTAAACGAGGCTTTAGTTGTATGTAATAAATTAATACCAGTGTTTAAAAACAAATACAAAATTGAAAAAATGACTTTTATTACTTTAACAGATGGTGGCGCAAATTCTATTAAAGGTCAAATACTTATAGATGAAAATGGTAAACAAATAGTTAGTAGTAGAAATGCTAATAAAGTTATTTTACAAACCAAAAAAAGAAATTATGCTAATGACCACGAATGGTATAGAGGTGTGACAAGTACATTACTTAATATATTAAGAACTGAACACGGTATCAATACTATTGGTTTTCATATAATTAAAAATTTAAAAGGTTGGGAAGCAGAAAGATATCTAGGTAGTAATTATAGTAGAGACCCAAAAGACTTAAAAAAAAGAGAACAATTAAGAAAAGATAAAGTCGCTGTAATTAAAGATCAACCAGGTTATGATGAGTTTTATATCTTAAATAAAAAACACTTAAACGTTGAAAACTCTAATATATCAGATATTACATCAAATAAAACTAAAGATATTAGAAAGGCTTTCAGTAAATCTATGAAAGGTCGAATCACTAGTAGAGTGTTATTAAACAAGTTTATTGAAAAGGTGGCGTAAATATGATACTAAAATCAACAATAATTAGGCTATTGACTTTCAATAAAAAACCAGATAGAATAGCTAATATAAACTATGAAAAGGAAGGACTACAAAATGATTGATTTAAAATCTAATCAACAAGAATTTGTAAATTTGATTTACAAGTTCTATAATAAAGATGTTCTTACCAGAGGTGAAATAAAAGACTTCTATACAAAAAAGAAGTTACCAAAACCTACTTGGTTATTAAGAACAGAAAAATATAGAATTGGTAGAGGTGAGTATAAACTACCACTTGACAATTCTACGGTTACAGAATCAGTAAAAGAAAACGAGAAGTTGCTTGATACGTCTTCTGCAAATAAAACAGAAGCGGCATATATTGTTTCATCTTTAACTGGTAATATCGTTCCTAAAAAAGACCCTGTGTTCGTATCATTTGGTAACTACCCTGATGTAAGAAATATTATAAAGTCAGGTCAGTTTTACCCTGTGTTCATTACAGGTCTTTCTGGTAACGGTAAAACAATGGGTGTTACCCAAGCATGTGCCGAGTTAAAAAAAGAATTAATTAGAGTAAACATCACAATTGAAACAGATGAAGATGATTTACTTGGCGGTTACAGACTTAAAGACGGCCAAACAGTATGGCAGAATGGTCCTGTGATTGAGGCAATGGAAAGAGGCGCTCTTCTTTTACTTGATGAGATTGACTTGGCAAGTAATAAGATTATGTGTTTACAACCAATCCTTGAAGGTTCTGGTGTCTTTGTTAAAAAGATTAACAAGTTTGTACAACCAAAACCTGGTTTCAATGTGATCGCAACTGCGAATACTAAAGGTCAAGGTTCCGAAGACGGTAAGTTTATCGGTACTAATATCTTAAACGAAGCTTTTTTAGAAAGATTTCCTGTGACGTTTGAGCAGAAATATCCTACTCAAAAAGTTGAAAAAAAGATATTGTCTAATACATTAAAGGCCGCTGGTAAAAAAGATGATAATTTCGTTGACAAGTTAGTTACTTGGGCTGACGTAATTAGAAGAACCTTTTTTGACGGTGGGGTTGATGAGATTATCTCAACTAGAAGATTGGTACATATAATTCAAGCGTATGCAATCTTTGGTGATAAAGTTAAATCTATACAATTATGTACAAATAGATTTGATGATGATACAAAAAATTCGTTTGTAGAGTTATATACAAAAGTTGACTCTGGCGCTTCAGTAGATCAAATACTAGAAGACCAAAGAAAGGCTGAGATTGACGCTCAAATGAATGACAATGACAGTGAGTCAGATGATGAGGAAAAAGAAGACCAAGTTATCTAAACCTGTTCATAGTGTAGTCCTAGGTGGTGGGGTTGTGCCCACCACCGCTAAAAAGGACTTACAGAAAGTTGATATTACAGATTTGATAAACGCATATAAAAGAGTTTTAATAAGTGCCTTAATGAGAGGCAACAACAAATTAAATTGAGAGGGGAGGTAAAATAGTTTGGTAACAATTGTAGTTAGAAATGGCAATTTAGAGCAAGCGATGAGAGTTCTAAAAAAGAAAGTTCAAAAAGAAGGACTTATAAAACTGTATAAAGAAAAACAAGTTTATGAAAAACCATCTGCTAGAAAAAGACGTAAGAAAAAAGAAGGCATTGCCAATTACAAAAAGAAGATGAAAAAGTTAAAGATTTTAAGAGGTTTTTAGATTTTTACGCCGTTTGACTTTATATATATTATTAGTTAAGGCGATTCATAAGTCCTTAACTGCGTAAAAAAAGGGGCCGATATTCCTAGTTTTAAAACTAAAGTCGGTGTCGCAAATCGGTGACCTTTGGCAGTTCTCACTCCGTGACAAAAGAAACTGCCACTTGACATATTATAAATAATGATTATATAATATGTTAGAGAACGCCTTATAGGGTTCTCATTTTAGAAACTTTGCTTAACAAGGAGGTTTATATGACTAATAAAGCACTTTCTATTTTTAATCAATTAAGGCCATTATCAGTTGGATTTGATGATGTATTTAATCACTTTGAGTCTATGTTTGATGAAGACTTTAGACTACCAACTGTAAACTACCCACCATACAATATCGTTAAAACCGATACTAACAAGTATGACATTGAAGTTGCACTTGCAGGTTTTAATAAAAAAGATATTAATGTTACGGTAGAAAATGGTGTATTAACAATCGAATCTAAAGT